ATCGTATTCACATCAATGACGTACTTGTTCCAAAAATCAACACTGATGCGATCAAGTTTCTTGATGATGCTACTGCCAAAGTTTGCAAGCAAATTATCAATGCTTTCGTGAGAGAAGGCAAACCTTTGACTGATGCATTGCTCACCGAAATCTTTGGTTGTGTTCATCTTGCCAATCTGTATCAGATGGTGATTGAAATGAAGGAAGAGTTCATTGATTCGTTGATCATTACTGATGCACCAGATGCTTATATCAATGGCATGAAAGTGAAGCAGGAAGGGTTTGTTATCTCTGATGAATATGGTGAGATGACTAAGATCGTGGACCGTGAGATTTTCAGTGTAGCAAACTTCAACCAACGCAAGCGGTGGGCCAGTTGAGAAACTGGTCTGGCTGCCCCTAGAATCGCCTGTAAGGCGCTATACTGGCCTTGTCTGAAGGATTCCACCTAATGATCACTTCCAAAGCACAAATGCTCCGAATCATGAAAGATTGTGATGGAGCTGATACTCTCACCCGTGAACAAAAGTTTCAAGTTTTTGTCAATGTGTGTGACAACATGCTTGAACAAGGTAGAATGACCAAAGCAACTCACAAACGTTTTACTGAGATTTGGTGATGCAAACCACAACAGCAACTTATCGGATTCAAGTAACAACTGACGAAGGGCATTTGTCATTCTTAAAAGACATGCCCACCAAACCAAAGACACAAAAGGGAATCAAATCACAGAACAATAAGTTATCAAAATGGGTGGAAAAACAATATCCTAACTTTACTTCCTACGACATTTCTCTTCTCGACTCATGAACACTTTCCCCATTGATGATCAACTGGTAATTATGATTGATCGTCTAAATGCTGCGATCAATGTTTGTAATGACGCACCTAAGAATGAGCATCAAGGTTATCCTTATGCAACAGGATATTCACGTTCTGCGATGTCTGATGTTGCGGATGATCTGAGTGCCATTGTCAATCAAATGCGGGAGAAAAA